ATCACCATCACCGATGACGGCACTGCTAACGCTCCTAATGAGTTCCAGGTTGCCTATGCAGATTACGCTGCTGTCGGTCAAGTTCAATCATGGAGCTTTGAAATCAGCCGTTCTGAAATCGACGTGACCACCATCGGTCAAGTCGGTACGCAGTACGCTCCGTTCCGCGCTTACATTCCTGGCTTCGCGGATGGTAACGGCACCGCTACCGTCTACGTCACCGACGAAGACGCAGCACTGAGCAACCGCATGGTCGAGGACGTGCTGCAGCGGAACCAAGTCGGTTGCGCCTTCAAGCTCTACACCGACAAGCAAGGCACTGAAGCTCTGAGCCGTAGCATCAGCATGGATGCTGTGCTGCTGACCGCTAGCCTGAACATCAACCCTGATGATGCTCAACAGGTGGAAATTACCTTCCGTCCTACTGGTGCTCCTAGCTTTGACTTCAGCACCAGCGCCTGATAAGCTAACCAAGAAGGTGAACACAGCCCTAGCAATGCTGGGGCTTTTTTGTCGCTAAAGTAATAGCAAACCGGATATTTTCCGATCATGCCTGCTTGTTCCATCAAACTGTCCGCATTGGATCGTCTTAAGAAGGCGGCAAATCTTCAGCCCGTCAAAAAGGTAGTAACCCTTAGCAACGGCGATCAGTTTGAGTTTTACCGTACACCGCTGACGATGGCTGAGCGGGAACGTGCTCAAAAGCCTGCTGGTGATGATGTCAACGCTTTTGCATTGCAACTGCTAGTGCAGAAGGCTATGGATGAAAATGGTCAGCGCCTGTTCCAAGCTGGTCAGATTGCTGAACTGAAGAACGATGTGCGTGATGCGGATCTGCAGGCTCTGATGCTAGCAGTGATCAGTGAAGACTCTGAAGAGGACGTTGACGTAAAAAACTAAAACGGGAGCTGAAGCAGGATAACCTGTTGCGGCTCCAATTGGGTGTAGCTAAAGAGCTAGGCTATACCCTTGTCAAACTGAATCAAGAGATGACTTTAGAAGAAGTCATGCTGTGGTCAGCTTATTTTGAGCTGTACAACGAAGAGCAAGAGCGTAGAATGAAGCAACGTCACAGGTAGGCCGTTTAACGCTTGAGGTTTTTAGACTGCACGGGAGTGCTTAACATTCTTTTGTCCGTCCATCCCCTCCTTGATCGTTGGCATAAAGCGCTGTAACTAATTCCCAAGTATTCCGACCATTCGATTAAAGTTTTGGTTATTCCGTTATATGTGACAATTTTATTGTCGCATCGGTTGCGGCCTTGATTTTTTGATGTTGTCCATCGGCAATTCCATGGAGCATAAGGCCCGTCGTTATCAATTCGATCAAGAGATGAGCCTTTTGGTTTCTCTCCCATGTCGGCATAAAAGTTTTCAAATGACCGCCATCTCTCGCAAACGTAAATACCGCGGCCACCGTATCGATGAAAAAGTTTATAATTTGGATTTTCGCAACGAGTACGCATTCCTTGCCATGTTTTATAGGTCAATGTATTAATTTTGCCATGCGTGGTATTTTTTCGAATCGATACTTCCTTGGCAAGGCAGCCACAGCTTTTTGTATTGCCATATGTCAGATTACCATGCTGGATTTCTTTTTCAGCGCTTCCGCATGAGCATTGACACCACCAATAGCCTTTTCTGTCAGATCGACGAACTACGATCAAGCGTCCAAACACGCGACCTTCAAACGGTAGACTTTCCATGTTGACTCAGATGGGTGAGTTGACCATGCCCTAGGGACTGCCATCCGCTAGGGCGCATTTATGGTAGCGCATTCGGTAGACTGATGGTATCGATAGGTGTTGAGCAGTGGCCGCAGTTGCTTCAGTAGCAATCAATGTAGATTCGCGTGGTGCACCGGCAAAGCTGAAGCAGGTTGCGGATCGAAGCAAGCAGGTTGAAAAAGCTGTTGAACAGATGAACGGTGATCTCCGCCGTTCTAAGCGTGAATTTACGTCTACTGGCAATGCCGCAAGTCAAGCCGCTGGTGGATTTAGCAAGTTGGTTCGCGGACTTGCCGGAGCAGCCGCTGGCTTTGCAACAGTTGGCACTGCTGCTGCATTGGCTGGTAGAGCGATCCAGTCAGCAATTGGACGCACAGAATCAGAGCGCCGTCTTCAAATTCTCGCTTCAAGCTATGGTGAAGTTGCACAAATTCAAAATGTAGCAGCAGCTAGCGCAAAACTATTTGGGCAAAGTCAAACTGAAACCAATCAATCTATCGCAACAGCATACGCAAGACTGCGCCCGCTTGGGATTAGTCTTGACGAAATTTCTTCAACTTATAACGGTTTTAATACAGCAGCAAGATTAAGCGGTTCAACGGCTCAAGAAGCGTCTGCGGCATTTACGCAACTTGCTCAAGCCCTTGGTTCTGGAGTATTGCGCGGGGATGAATTTAATTCAATCGCAGAACAGGCGCCAGGTTTGTTGCAGGGAATTAGTAAAGAATTAAACGTAGCAGTTGGCGAATTAAGAGATTACGCAAAAGATGGAAAAATTACATCAGATGTAGTCATCAATGCGTTAAAGGCAATTGAGAAAGAGGGCGCAGCGCCATTGGCGGAGGCAATGAACGGCCCAGAGCAAAAGCTAAAAGATTTGCAAAATGAAACAGATAATTTAAATGCCGAAATTGGCAAATTGGCGTTGCCAGCACTAATTACTGTTGTTGGTGAGCTGACCGAGGTAATCCGAACTGCCAGCGAAAACACTAAAGTTTTTTCGCAAGTCATGAATGGCCTTGGTAAAGAATTTGAGTTTGTATTAGGTCCGCTTGGATCTTTCTATGAATACATTGGCGGCATTCCTGGCATCATGGCGACTGCGATTGATTCGCTGTTTTCGATGCTTGGGCCGCTCAAGCAAGTTGCCCAATTGATTGCATTTATTAGCGGCGAAACACTTGGCCCAGCATTGCAGCGAGCGCAGGCCGTTGGCTCCTACACTGGCATGGCTGATGCGCCTGAAGATGTTAGGCGTGCATTGAATCCTCCTGCTCGACCAACAATTGCAACTTCGGGAGGTGGCGGCAAAACTAAAAAGACCAAAAGCGCAAAACCCCAAAAAAGTATTGCACAACAAGTTGCTGAATTGAATGCAATCGTCAAAGTTGAAGAGGATATTTCAAAAGCTCGGCAGGCAGGTAATAAAATTTTAGAGGCACAACTTGAAGCATATAAGCGACAGCTTGAGATTCAGCATCGAGGGTTAGATCCACAGCTTGAGGAACTTGAGCTAAAGCGCAATGGAATGCAGCTTGACGAAAGATTGAATAAGCTTCAAAAAGAAAGGCTTGAATATCTAGGCAAATTTTTACAAGGCACAACCCAATTAATTCAAGACCAAACCGATGTAATTGGCAGCTACCAAGATCAAACGCGCGAGCTTAAATTGCAGGCAGAAAAAGGTAAAGAGTTTGTTGAACGTCTTAATGACATCAAAAAATTGATGATGGATGGCGGTTTGTCATTTGATCAAGCGTTTGGTCAGGTTGAGGCTAGAACCGCCGCTATGGCTGCTCTAAATAAAGAAGCGGATATGTTCCAGCAAGCCCTCTCTGGCGCTGGTGATATCATCGGCAACCAGCTGCGTGGTGCGATTGATGGCTTGATTGATGGCACTGCAGATTGGAACGATATCCTGCAAAGCACATTGAAGCAACTTGGCAGCTTCTTGATCAACTTTGGTCTTAATGCTTTGGCTGGCCCTGCTGGCAGCGGTGGCATCCTTAGCTTCCTAGGCTTCGGCACACGCGCCAACGGCGGCCCCGTCACCGCCAACCAGCCTTACATCGTCGGCGAACGCGGCCCTGAGTTGTTCATGCCTAATCAGTCTGGTGCGGTCGTCAACAATAACCAACTGTCATCCGCGATGAACCGTTACCGGCGGTCTGGTACAACCGCAACAAACGAATCAGCCGCTGCGATGCAAGGCGGTGAAGGCGGCACTGCTGTACTCGATAAACCAATCGATGTACGCTACAGCGTGGAACGCATCAACAATGTGGATTACGTTACAGCGGAGCAGTTCCAGCAAGGTATGCGGCAAGCGGCCCAACAAGGTGCAGCGCAGGGTGAGCGACGTGCTTTAACAACTTTACGTCAGAATACAACACAACGCAAAAGGATTGGTATCTGATGTCTGATTCCGCATTA